CTTAATCTTTCCAAATATCATGATGAATTTCTTCCATCCAGAAGCTCTTCTGGTGCGGCAATATCGCGGCGGTGTTGACGTGGATCGTAAATCCGAGCGCCTTTGCCCTTCGGCAGAATAATAAATCTTCGCCGATCCATTCTCCGTTTACTGGCCCATCCCAGAACCAGCACCAGTCTTTGCCCTGGTTTGGATCTGCGACTTCGCGCATCTTCTCCAGAACGCTCCGGTGAACCATCAAGCATCCTGTTCCTGCTGCGTCAATTTCGAAGACTGCGTTCTTGTCGTATTTGTAAAGTGGAAGGAAGCCGTTATCTGAATCCTGGAATATTGCCGGGACTGGCTTTGGGTAAGGCTTGCCTGGCACTCCAAATCCTGCAAAGACAAGGCCTGCGACGATCGGGCGGTCTTTGTCGTGGGCTGTGTCGATCAAGGCGTCAAATGCTGCGACGCCGAGCTGCTCATCTGAGTCCAACATAAGAAGCCAGTCGCTGGTGGTGTTATCCAGAAATTGTTTGACCACTCGGTTGCGTTGCTTTGATAAAAGTCCGGAACCCTTAATTCTTACAAATGGCCCGAGCCTACTGCTCCTTGCTTGCGCAAGTTGGATCAGTGTGTATGCGAATGATCCGTTTACGGATCCTGGATCGCACGAGCCGATTGTTACTTTGTGTCCTGTCTTCATTTGTTTCCCCCTGTTTAGAAGTGTAGGGCGAGTGACTCGGGGGGTGGGCCACTCGCCCTACACAATTTAGTGCTTGCCTTCGTTTAGAAGGATGGTGCGCTTAGACCTGTGCCTGAAATGATCGAGGCTGCAAGTGGGTAGCGCTCTGCTGTGTATGCGGCGTAGCCGTAAACGACAGACTTGATTGTGAGGTTGCCAGCGCCTGTCGCGTCAAAACGAAGCGCGAATGGTGATCCTGGCTGCTCCCAGAGATGAGATTCGCTTGCTGTTACGCAATAGATTTCATCCTGGTTTGTTGTTGTTCCGTATGTTGTTCCGATGTTTGCATCGGTGATGATTGGAAGTCCGAGCATCTGGTATCCGGAGTTTCCGTATGCTGGTGCTCCGCCTACGCCTACTGCGTTCATCGCGCCGTTTGCTGCTGGTACAACAAGTGGACGGTTTGTGCTGTCCACTGCTGCGAGCAAGAATGCAAGACGACGTGGGTGAACTACCCAGTGTGAAGGTGAAACGAATGCGTTTGTCTGGATCTGTGCAATCGCATCAGCAAGCTTTGGATAAAGCAGGCCGACTGTTGGTGCTGTTGATGTGAATGTGATTGCGTTTCCGCCTGAAGCACGAAGGCCCTTGATTGTGCCGGCTGTGCCTGCACCATTGAGGATCTGTGAGTCAAGTGTTGTATGCCATGACTTGATCAAGTCAGCGATCACGAATGAGTCGATGCCTGTTCCGCGCTCTAGTGCCTGGCGAGAAATATCTTGCTGGCCTGCAATTGTGCGGACGTTGATTGTTAGAAGTGTGTCGTCAATATCAGTTTCTGATACTGCATCGTTCTGTGTAACTTGAACGGCTGTTGAACTTCCTGTGGTCATGCGGCTAATATTCAGAGTCATTCCACTTGGTGGAAGTGTCATCTTGTTTGTCGCTGCGTCTGCGAATGGGCGTCCTGCGCGTGCTAGTGGAGCTGCAAGGTCGACGAGGTATTGTGGAATTACAAGACCGTCGAACTGTGCTGTTCCAACATCGCGGCGCTCGATTGACTCTTCACGCATGTGGCGTGCAAGGCGCTCGTTTGCTGCGTAGTCATTTGAGAATTGCGCATTGAATGCGTCCTTCACGAATGATGCACCTGAGTTTGGTGAATATGTACGCTCTTCGCGTGTGACTGTTGCAGTGCCTGTAGTGCGTGGCATTACGACGTCTGATACTGCTGAGCGGATTTCTGATGCTTTTGCATCTGCATCTGCCTGTGCTTTCATCTTTTCGATCTTTGTATCGAGTGAACGTGATTCTTCTACGAGTGTATCCACTTTTGTGGTTTCCTCTTCTGTTAGGTCAGTGCGGTTCTCTTCTGCTACTGCTTCAAGAACTGCGTCCATCTCTGACTTAACTGCATCACGACGCTCGATCAACTTATCAAGGAAAGACTTTGACATGTGTTGATCTCCTTCTGATTAGGGTTTGGATCAAAGTGGTTTCACTTAATCTCGCGGCGCATGTTGGGTGCGAGAGGCGCTCCGGCTTTGTATCTGCTGATTGCAGCAGAATTCTAGTTTGTATTGTTGACGATTGCTTGCGCAAGACGAAGAGAAATCTTGCGACTTGCATCTTCTGGGCTTGCTTCTGGCAATGGTTCAATTGCTGTAAGTGTGGAGGCTTTGTGTCCTACGAGAGTTTCTGTTGCTCGCCATCCATCTCTAAATTCCTCATAAATTCTAATCAAAACCGCAGGGTCATCATCTTCGGCTGTGATTGAGAAATCTGTTCCTGGTATTCCTAGAACGCCTTCTCGCATAACGTGTTCAATTCTTCCACGTGCTGTTCCACCTGAAGAATCCCACGATACAAAACTGCCGACTGTATCCACTGCGCGAATTGCGTCTTCTTCCATCATTGGCTCTTCTGAAATTCCGAGAACCGTTTCCAGCATTGACTTTCCTTCGCCAAGATATTCGTATGATTCGTCAATCTTGTCGAGGATGGCTTGAATTACGATCAGGCTTTCGCCGGTGATCTCGCGTCCTTCTTTGATCGCCTGTCGAGCTGCTGCAATCTGTTCTCTGGCTTCAACTGTGGTCGTTGGATATGCCGGGTAAGTAACGACTGAAACGTCGCCGTCTGCTAGTGATAATTCTGTGAGGGTGCGCTCGGTTCTTCCTTCGTTCCACTTCTGGCGAATAACTCGGAATGCAAAGCTCATCTGATCAACATCGCCGCGCTCGACCAGTGTGTAAAGGTCGCGAGCTGCCTGAGTGTCTGGAAGGTCTGCGTCCATGTAAAGTCCGGTTTCGTCTTCTTTAAGGCGAAGGGTTCCATTCTTTGTGCGTGCCAAAGGTAGGCCTTCGTGGTTGATCAAAAGGCGCACATCTGGTGTTTCGTTTAGCGTCTTGCGAAATGCGCCGGGTGCAATTCTTTCAATGAATGGAAGCGGCACGCTGTCGTCGTTGAATACGGCTGCGTATCCGGAGAGGCGCATGGTTCCGTCTTCTGCCTGGCGTGCCTCTACGTTCTTGATCGTGAAGGTGCGGCGTTCGATTTTCTTTGTCATTTTGCTCCTTGAGTCTTCTTCTGCGTCGAGTGCGTCTATTTTTCTCTGCGCCCAGTTTTGTGCTCGGTCGCTGAAGTTGGAATCTCCGCCCCATAAGAGCCAGGCTACTAATCCTGCGCCTGGGTATCCGGGATCGGATGGGTTGCTGTTCTTCGGTGCTTGGCCGTCTACTTTGTGCCTTGCGAACCAGGGGGCCATTTTCCTGATCTTGTTTTCGGTTATGTTGCCTGCTGCCATCTCGCGAGCTGCTCGTTTGGTTCCTTCTGTGAGACCGTCGCCGCCATATCCCTCTGCCAAATATTTCAGGCCGCGTTCTGCGTTTGCCTGAATAAATGCCGGGACTGATAAATCAACGGCTCGCTTGCTGACTTCGCCGCCTGGTTCCATGTCTTCTGCGATCGAAACGGCCACCATCTGGTCAATGGCGTCCTGCTTATCTTCGTGGCATCCGATTGTGGTGTATGCGCCGTCTGCTTCTTCTTTAACGGTTGCCCATCCTGCGCAGTCGTTCTGGCTCTCGCTTATGAAATATGGCATTTATTCCACCTCATAAACCGAAGCCGGATCTGCCGGGTCAATTGTGCCGACTTGCTGGAGTTGCGTGCTTGGTACTCCTGTGTGCGTCATTGTTGGTAATCCGACGGCTTCTGTTACGGCCTTTGGATCGAAGCCGACTTGGATCAACATCGCCGCGATCTCTGCTCGCAGTTTGAGTCCTACATCTGGTGCATCTCCTGCATCAATATTCTGGAGTGGGACTCTGAATTGATCGCCGGCTTCTCCGAGTGGCGCTAAGTCTTCAACGGCTCGCACGTCGTTTAATGATAGGAAGCCTTCGCGAAGGCCCTTTGTGTATGCGTCAAAGCGCTCGAGTGTGGTTCCACGAAGCAATGCATCAAGATTGAACTTGATAAAGCCGTCCGGCTCTGGAAGTAATTCCGACATTGATTGTTCAATGCGTTCCAATAACGGGCGAAGTGAATGTTGCACGAATGAAAGGTTCTGTGCTTCAACGCTGGCAAATGACATCGCTCCTGCTACTGGGTGTCCTAATAGGCTGATCGGTACTCGAAATAATCTTGCAATGTCTTCAACGTTGAATCTTCTGGCTTCTAGCAGCTGCGCGTCTGCTGCGTTCAGTGTGAGTGGGCGAAATTGTGCGCCGCCTGAAAGGATTCCGATCTTGCCTGCCCGGTACGGCCCTGTGTGGGTAATGTTCCAATCGCGGCCGATGTCGCCTGCCTGCTCTTCTGTTAATTCGCCCGGCACTTCAATGACGCCACCTGGGTTTGCTGCGTTGCCAAAGTAGGCGGCTGCGTATGTGTCTGCTGCCATCGCTGCGCCGATCGTGAGTCGAGCCGCTGCGATTGGGCCGAGGCCATAAAGCGAACCGGGAAGTCTGAAGAGTGGAATGTGCTTCATTTCGCGTGAGGTCAAAATGCGCGAGTATATTCCTTCTTCATCTCTCATCTTATAGATGATTGGCTCTCCTGGACGTGGGCGTTCAATGCGAACGTCGTCCGGGTGTACGCAATAGACTTCTTGGACTTCGTCCATGTCGTCGCGAACGGTGAGGATGAATGCATTTCCATGAATATTAAGTGAAGCGATTATCTGCTCGTAAAACTCTAGGCGCGATGCTTCTGGATTTGGTTTGTTAATCCAGGCTGGTTGCGATCCGTAAACGCTGGCGTATGAGATTCTGTTTCTGCCGCGTCGGACGTATGCTGCAAGTGGTAACGAGGAAATCGTATCGCCGAGCAATCTTACGCATGCATAAACTGTTGACATGCGAATTGCAGAGTCTGCGTTTACATCAATTCCAGATGGAGCCATGTAAGCAGGGCGTCCTGGGATAAGTGGTTCGACCCATTGGGTATTGTTTGTGCGCTTCTGCTCTGCCGCTTTGATTCGCTTCGATAGACTCATCAGTTAGCCTTTTCTGTTATCCATACTAGGAATGTGCCTAGTGTAATTAATGCGATCGGCAATGAAAGCATTGCGATTCCTGTGGTTGCTAATGCTACGCCAGTCACTTCTGCTACGAGTGCGAAATCTATTTTTTTCATTGCTCTCCTAAAGTTGAACCGAGAAGAATCGAGCCACTGGTGGCTTTGGTTCTGCTGGTTGCGTTGCTCTGTCATATCCGAAGATTGCTGCTACGGCCGCATCGACTTTCCGCTTCGAGCTTGCCTTCGCAACCATAACGCCCCGAGATGATTGTTTCGTGACGCAGTTTGTTATGTGCCTTGCCATTCTTTCATCGCCGTCGTGGGTGAAGCTTTGATTCACTACGGCTTCGTAGAATTTTTGTGTTGCTGGAACCATACGCTCTGCGCTGTTCGGGTAAGAAACGACTGGCATCCCTTGCTCGTCTAGAATCATAAAGGTGCGCTGCCATCGCGCCGGGTCGAAGACGATCTCTTTGGTTTGGAAGTTGCTATTCCTGAATGTATCAATGATCGTCTGTTCAACTTCGGCGACCGGCACGTGCCATCCCTGTTCTGCGTCGTCTGGTCGCTCCCAGATTCCTACAACCATGAGATGCGGTTTGTCTCCGCCAAGCAGCCAGGCAATTAGCGCGGTGCTGTCGTTTGAGAAGGCTCCGTCAAATGCAAGGATTACGTCTTCGCCTGCTTCTGGCGTTCTCTCTGTGTCGATCAAGGCTTCCCATGACCCGGTTGGAAGCCAGGCGGTTGCTGTTGATACGAAGCAATTTGTGCGCTTGGTTCTAAATTCTGCTTCTGGCGTTCTCAAGACGGCACTCTCGAAATCTTCGGCGTCGACGATGTCTGCGAAGCCGGGGTTTGATTCAATCCAAAGCTGCTTGTCTCTGTGATCTGCTTCCGGGTTCTTCGGTTCCCACCAAGCAAAGAAGAACGACGGATCTACAAGTTCGCCCTTTACGAGCTTCTGTCCGTATTGGTATAACGAATATGCGAGGCTGTCTTGTCCGTTTGCCTGCGTCTTAACTCCTGCTGTGGTTATGCCGAGGAGAAGTGAATCGGATCGTGCTCCGCCGGCGAGCGACATAACATCCCAGAGTTCGCGGTTTGGCTGCGCGTGGACTTCGTCAAAGATTACGATTGGTGAAGGGTTAAGTCCTTCTTTCGTATATGCCTCTGCTGAAAGTGCGCGGTAAACCGAACCCTTGTCCTTGTATTCAATCACGTCGCGGTAAAGGGTAAACATTGAGGAAAGTTCCGGGTCAAGTTCAACCATTCGCTTTGCTGTTCCAAAGACGATGCGTGCCTGATCTCGATCTGCTGCGCATGAATAAATTTCGGAACCATTGCCGCCAAGTGTGAGCGCCGATAATCCCATCGAAGCTGCGAGCGCGGACTTGCCGTTCTTGCGTGCCATTCCGATCAGGGCGACTCTGTGTTTCATTCTGCCATCTGGTCTGCGTGCCAGTGCGTAGTTG